GTGATAAGTAAGAAGGGGTTATTTGATGATCACAAATACTGATTTTGTCCAACTGCCAAGTGGAGTTGGTGATTCAACCCCTTCTCCATCGATGGATAATTTTATTAATAATAGTGATAAGCGGTGCCCGGAGTGTGGGGACACGGCTTTTGATCATGATGACATCCGTGCCGAAATATCCTGTATGAATTGTGGATTAGTCCTATCCGGCCCGCCGGCTTGGGTGGCTGGCCGAATTAAGATACAGTACCCGTGGAAGTACACTTTTGAGGCGGAGATACGTGACCAGCATGGACGACTGGGTGTACTCTACCAGGAGTAATTACCGTGTCTAAGTCTGGTTATCGTTTGAAGGGCAATCAGAAGGTGTACATCCTCCCTATATCTGATTTGCATATTGGGTCGCCGGAGTTTAATGAGGATTATTTTAATTATTGCCTGGATAAGATTGATGAGATTAAAAGTCCGAAGAGGATTTATATATTAGGGGATTTACTGGAGGCGGCGACTAAGACCCTCGCTAATTCATCCTATCAGACTACGATGACCTTGGATGAGCAAGTCGAAACCGCTATAAGTTATCTGAAGCCGTACCGGAATGATATTATATTTACTTGTATTGGTAACCACGAAGCCCGATTAATCAAGGAATTTGACTATAACATTTTAAGGGATGTTGCTCGTGCCCTTAAATCGCCGGTGGGTTACCAGAATATTGACAGTTTTAATATTAATGGTGAGCCGTTCACAGTGTACACGGCCCACGGCAAGGGTTCGAGTGCTCACTTTTACACCGCCCAGAGTAAGATACTCCGTGATACCAGTCATATATCTGCGGATATGTTCCTGCACGGCCATAATCACAGGTGTGGTTACTTCTCGATGCCGGTCCTCACGGAGGGGGGTGTGGGGCGTAGGCATTATGCCTTCACTGGTGCCTTCCTATCCTATGGGGGTTATGCTGATAGTATGCAGTTGCCTATATTGCCGGAGGCGTTTATTCAACTTAGTATTAATAAGGAGCGTCGGGTAAGGAATAATCCTTTTTATATTGATGAGGTTCGTCCTGATCTACTGGAGTTATAAGTTTTATGTCTTTTAAGATCCCGGAGAAGATTCGTGTTGGTGGCATCACCTACACCGTCGAATATAGTGACCAACTTATCCGGGAAAGCCGGGTGGGTGAGATTGACTACCACGACGCAGTGATCCGGATCTGTAAAAGTACCGCCCCGGATGTGCAGAGTTGGACGTTTTTTCATGAATTGGTACATTCAATGCTGATGACCCTTGGATATAAAGGGGAGGACGAGATTGTACTTGATGAGCGTTTTGTGGATAGTTTTGCTTCGGTGTTGGGTTGTGTGGTGGAGGAGTTGGTGCGTTGAAGGCGTATAAACTTTCTTGTCCGGTTTGCTTTTATACGATAACTGTTATTACTCGTCATGGTCGGTTCAGTCCTAAGGAACCAGAGTTGGAGTTGTGTCCGGCGTGTAACCGCCACATCGTGCCTATTGTGGAGAAACAGGATTATCCGGATAGTCTTGATTATAACATGTTTAAGAAGATGTGATGCCCCTATGTCGTGTAGTATTTCTTTCCATGAACTTAGTTGGGGTTTGTTTGAGTCGATGGTGGAGCAGTTTATCGCAAGGACACATCCGGATAAGTACCCGGGTGATGAGGCCGTTACTAATTTGTTGTGTTTGATTTGTATCGAGCAGGAGATACCACTACGTTTTTATCAGGAGGATGATGGGGTGTTGGTGGAGTTCCTTGACCCCGTGGCTGATATTGATTGGGTGCTTTTGTACGATCATTTTACCACAGAATATACAGATATTTTACTCCCGGAGCCTAAACCAGACGTTAAAGAGGAGTTTTATCAAGTCGTAGAGGATAATCTACAATGAGTCCGGATGTCTTGGAGCATTATACGCAGGGGATGCATTACCGGCCTCGGTGTGTTTGGTGGTGGGATCGGTACCGGGATCGGCGTTGTAGTACTCAGGGGATGTTTATGTATTATCCTTATTTGTTAGTATCTAATTGACATGGGAGGGTTTTGATGTAATTGTTTGCCCCTTTACAGCTTGGGGCTTTATTTAAATAAATGTTGTAGTGGCACCAATGGAATAGAGCGAAATTATACTTGAGGAGTGTAAAATTAACCCTATTTTTGAGGTGATCGTATTAAGCGAAGTAACACATTTATTGGCATACTACTATGCCTCATTTTATTATTAGGTGTGGGTTTGGCCTACCAAACAGACCACGTATCTGAGTTGGAGAAAAATCAGCCCGTAATTAAAAGTAGTGATAACACCACACCAATGGTGCAAGCACGTACCTACTATAAGAAAACCCGATACATTAAGCGTTACCGGTACGTTAAACGATACCGCAACGGCAGAGTCCGGTATGTTCGGGCAGCCTACTACATCCGAGTAACCGTCAAGGTTTACTATAAAACCAGTGGTAAGGGTGTGGGTGATTGCTGGACTAATAGTGAAATACTCTACCAGAAACTAAAGAGCCAAGGTTACAGGGTCCGGATCATCCAATACCCTACATCGTATAGTAGCCGGCACCGGAGCGTCCAATATTACAGTAATGGCCGATGGTGTAACTACAATTACAAGGCGAATGGTTACGCGTGGCGGTACTACTATACCGGGAATTATGTGAATGGACGGGTAGTTAAAAGTTGTTAACCCCTTCCTTTTTTTAAATAAAAACTTTTTGTGAGGAGTGTGATAGTATGATGGAGTTGTTCACCCCCGCCTTTATACAGGGCCTGGGTTTTTGGAGTGCCTTTTTCCTCATCGCCCTCGTCGTGGGGATACTGGGGATGTTATTAACCGGATTTGAAGAAGCATAAAAAGAATAATTAAATGGAGGATGTAATTTATGGATCAAGGAAAAGTAAGTACTTACTTAATAAGTCTTGCAGGGGTAATATTCGCGTATGTGATAGCCAACCCCTCTATTATTGAACAGTTGATGGGGTCGGCGTTGTATGCTCAGTACGGAGCCGCGTTGATTGCTTTGTTGGTTGTGATTTATAACTTCGCCTACCCACGGGAGCAGGTACAAGTAGAAGAATAAAAACTTTTATTTACATTTTTTTAAGACCACCACCCCCGGGATGTGAGGGTGGTGTGAATAGATTCTATGCCTAAACTAACAGATAAAGCCTTTGACTTCATCACCCATCACTACTTTAAAACAATGATGGTCAGTGGCCTCATAAAAAGTACCGTTGGCACCTTCTTAATGACCATAGGTGGCAGCATACTGGTTTACAGTTTCGTCCAACCCGGGAATTATGCTTGGCACGCCCCCATCATTGGTGTGATCCTAATTGGGTTGGGAGTGTTGGTGTATTTCATTGGAGATTTGTATAAGATTTATCAGAAACGCCAGGAAGAAAAAGCCCTCATAGAACGCCTCGAAATATTAGAGGAAAAACTATGTAGTGATATTAACGAGTTGAAACAGTGTCAAGGCATGGAAACGGGGTATTGTAGTAAATACCAAGAAGAGGAATGATTTTATGTTACAGGGTACGGGTTGGCGTAAACAAGAACTGGATGAAAGGGATTATACCATAGACCATCCCCGGGTGCGTCATCTATTTGGCCTTTTGAAATCTGTATCATTACCATCATCTGTGGATCTCCGGTACCTATGCCCACCAGTAGAGGACCAAGGAGACCTCGGTTCATGTACGGCTCACTCAGCGATTGGTGCTATGGAGTTATTGGAGCGGAAAATCTATAATACCCACACCGACCTTTCAAGATTATTCACTTACTACGTATCCCGCGTCCTTGAGGGTACCGTGGATTATGATAGTGGAGCCACGATAAGGAACAGTGTTAAGTCTCTTGTGAAATACGGGACTCCACGGGAGAGTATATGGCCCTACAATATAGGTAACTATAAAGTTAATCCATCAACGGATTGTTATACTGAAGCCTCTACCCTGCAAGCAGTAACCTACGTAGCCTTATACTCATTGGATGATATAAAAACAGCGTTGTATGGTGGTTTACCCGTGGATTTTGGTTTTAATGTTTATGATAGTATTTATGACACTGACCTTGGAGTGATACCATACCCCACACCAACCGAAGACTTGTTGGGGGGTCATGCTGTATTAGCGGTGGGTTATGATGATGATAAGGTGATAACTAACCACCGCAATGGATCCACCACCACCGGAGCCCTACTCATAAGGAATAGTTGGGGCACCACCTGGGGTGAGTACGGGTATGGCTGGTTACCCTACCAGTACGTCCTGGATGGTTTGGCTGATGACTTTTGGTGCATACTCACCAGGGAATACTTGGAACCAGCACCCGTACCAGTAGACCCGGAGCCAAGCCCTGAACCCGTAATTGAATCCACGTTTTGGGATATGCTCATCTACTACATTAAACAGTTCCTGAGGTGGTTAAGTGGACGCAAATAGTACACATCACCAAGGTCCCCCCGTAAGTAATTGCCAAGTAACCCACCAAGACCATGAAATAGGACTAATGGAATTGAAGAAAAGACACCACCTCTTTTATCAGATACTCAGCGACTTGGTAAGTGAAGACAAATAAGTATTACTCATTCAGATAAATCCCCGCATTTTCCTACTTTTAACCAAAATATAATACTAAAAATTAATAAAGTGATAACTTATGGCACGTAGCAAACTCACCGAAGAACTCTGCGAAGCCATCTGCCAAGACCTCAGAGAAGGCAACACCCAACAATACGCAGCACAACACAACGGCATAACCAAACAAACATACTACAACTGGCTAAAAAAAGGCGAAGAATCCAAAACCCAAAGCGGAAAATACTTTGACTTTTTTGACGCTGTAAAAAAAGCCCAAGAAGAAGGGAAAAAAACCCTAATCCAAGGCATCCAAGAGCATGGTAAAAAGAACTGGCAAGCCCTCGCATGGCTCCTAGAAAGAATGTATCCCTCAGAGTTTGGACGTACACAAAGGGTGGATATGAAAGCGGATGTTAAATCCAAAGTAGAGGGAGCCATAACTACTAAGATAATATTCGACCCATCCATCCAGCAGCAGATACTTAGTGAAGAGGATTATAACATTGGAACCACAGACTGATGCCTTGTTCCTTAATGATTTGTACCTATTTTATCGTTATTTTGTTACTATCCCCCAATTCAAGACCGGGGCCAAACCGGCGGGGCATATTAAGGAACTAAGCCGGCACCTCATGGCCTTATCACTTGGGGAGTTACCCCGTCACCTGGCTGTGTCGATGCCCCCCCGGCACAGTAAATCTTCGATGATTACGATTGCCTACCCTTTGTGGTTGATATTCCAGAACCCCGACCTAAATATCCTAATCGTGAGTAACACTAAGGAATTGGCCGAAAAGTTCGGGATAGACCTCCGAGAACTCATAAAACAACATGGGGAGCAATTCAACCTCTACCTATCTGATGTTAAGCACTCATCCACCCATCTAAAGTTCTGTGACCGGGACGGTGAATTATACAATGGCAGCATACGATTAACTGGGAGTAGTGGATCAATTACAGGTCAAGATGCAGATTACATTATCGTGGACGACCCTTATAAGGGGGAGGAGGATGAGTTCACACCATCTGCCTTGATGAAGAAGATTAACTGGTTCCTCCGTATCATAATCCAGCGGATTGAACCCCAAACCCGCCTCCTCGTATTACACACCCGGTGGCATAGCCGGGACTTGATCGGCTATCTCCAGGACAAATTAAGTGATGATTTCTTATTCATAACCTACCCTGCCATTAAAGATGATGGTTCGGCTTTATGGCCGGAACAATACACCCCTGAAATATTAAACAGCAAACTGGAAACAGTAGGCCCCCGATTATTCTCATCTATCTGGCAGCAACAACCACTCGATGAAACCAGCGACTTCTTTGATATAGACAAAATCCAATACGGCCCCCTACAACCCGGGGAGGAAGTAGAACAAAGCCTCCGGACCTGGGATATTTCAAAGGGTGACACACTCCACAGTGACTACACCGTCGGGGCATTAATGGTCCGAACCAACCAAGGGAGGATTGGGGTTACTAACATTGTCCGGGGCCGTTTTGGTAGCCAGACCAAACAAACCATCCTGGACACAGCAGCAAAAGACGGCCACGACAGGATTATACTTATAGAACCGGGAGTCGCAGCAGCAGGGGACCTTTTATTTGAGGAATGGCGTGAACAACTACGGGGCTATCGGGTGTACCGGAGCATGGCGATTAAATCCAAACCAGACCGAGCCACACCCCTCCGCAATGGAATACTTGATGAAATCTTTTTCCTAGATATACGTGACCCGGAATTATTAGAAGCTGTTAATGACGAGTTCCGGGGCTTTCCAGACATGGTACATGATGATATAATTGACGCAATAGCTTATGGCTTTATAAAACTACGCAGACCCTCTAATAAGAGGATGGTGAGGAGTACATTACTAGGCACAGGCCGGAGGAAAAAACGAATATGACAAACAGGAATAAAAGGGCACGGAGCCGCCTACTCACCAACAAGGGGATGATAGTGAAGCCCGGCCTCCTAGAACGATACGCAATAAAGAACACCCCCCAGGGTGGATCGCAACAAGTACCGGAAGACACATTCACCGGAACCTACGGAGAATATGGACTGGTACCACCCCCATATAATCCTAATGCACTAATCACCCTAACCGAAGTCAACACTTACCATGCCCGGTGCTGTAAACAAGAAGCCCTAGACGTAGGTGGTGGCGGGTATAGTATCCAAGCCACAGAGGAAGGGAAAGGATCCAAGGTTAACCGTCAGCGACTGAAGACATTCTTCGACAGTCTACCGATTGATTTATGGAAGCGGTGTCACCAGGACTTTAAGGAATTAGGATATGCCTTTGTCGAATTAGTCCGTTATAATGATAACCCCGATGCGGAGTATAAAGAAGCCATTCACCTCCCGGCCCATACGATGCGGGTCCATAAAAGCCGGACTAAGTTCCTCCAACAAAGGGGAGGTTTGAAGAATTGGTTTAAACTCGCCGGAACTGAGGGTGAGATTAACCGGGAAACTGGTGAAGCTTTATCTCCGGAGAGTCTGGGAGAACGGGCCAACGAGGTCATCTACCTAACCAACCCCACAGCCCGGAGCGATTATTATGGTTTCCCTGATTACATCCCCGCTATCCCTGCGATGTATGGGGATCAAGCATCCGCTGAGTATAATGTCAGTTTCTTCCAGAACTATGGGATCCCAACCTATGCCATCACTATAACTGGTGATTTTGAGGAAGGGGATCGGGATAAAACCACCGGCCTTACAGCATTAGAGGAAGCCTTGCAAGAGCAGCTTCAAACTATCCAATCTAATCCGCATAGTACTATGGTTATTAGTATACCGAGTCGGGATGGTTTATCCACGGAGTCCAAGGTTAATGTAGAGTTCAAACAATTAAGCGTGGAGACCAAGGAAGCCAGTTTCAGGATGTACCGGATGGATAACCGGGATGAAGTCATCACTGCTCATGGGATGGATCCTTACCGCATTGGAGTCATGGTCGAAGGATCACTGGGTGGGAATACAGCCATCCAATCAAGGAAGAATTATAATAATGGAACCGTCCAGCCCCGGCAACAACTGTGGGAGGATAAGATTAACCAGGTGATTGTCCGGGATGGTTTTGGTGTCACTGATTACGTGTTTAAGTTTAATCCGATTGACTTGGATGATGAAACCGATGACCTATCATTATTGAAGGAACTATTCCAGATGGCTGCGGTCACACCAGCCCAACTCATCGGTATATTTGGTGACCGGTGGGGTCTTGAAGAAGCGAATCATCCGGCGTTGGATGCGCATTACCTTAATGGGGTGCCACTTGATTATATTCCTGAGCGACCAGTGGATGTGGTTGATCAGCTTGAAACATTGAAGGAGCGGCTGGTGGAGGTGGCTGAGAAGTATGAATCTGATAACCGAGTTAATAAGGGAAGTGGACTCTACAATCGAATTACTAAGCGGATCGCCCAAAGCAACTAAGAACTTCTACCACAAACCACCCCACTCCGTGGCTGTTAAGGCTGATGACAAGATCATCACCGAGAACATTAAGTTGTTTAATAAGGTGATGCAGCAAATCAAAGATGACGTGGAGGGATTCGCAGAACGGAGCAAAGACCTCACGGAGTTCCAGGAGCGGGTAGGTCTCTATGTTAAGGTTAACCCCATGACCACCGAGGCTAATATCCTTAATTTTATCGAAGCCGTTAATGGAGTAGCTGCCCAATTCGCTCCGGGTTTACCAGTGGGTGGAACCCAAGAGTTGGTGAAGGAGGTTATCCGGACCCGGACAATGGACACATTAACCAAATTGGGGGCGGATGTTCAGGGGAATATGCGGAACATCCTCGAGCAAAGCGTGAACAACCAAAAAGGGATGCGGTACGCCAGGGATGAAATCCTCAAGAATGTGGATGGGATGACCAGGAACCGGGCCGAAGTCATAGCCCGAACCGAAACCGTCTACGCCCGCAACCAGGCGGAACTCGTGAAGGCAGAGGCCAAAGGAAAAGAATACTTTGTCGTGGTATCTGCTGGTGATTGTTGTGATGAATGCTACGACACCTACGATGGAAACACCTTCCACATCCCCGAGGATGAAGATATGCTACCACCACTCCATCCCAACTGCCGATGTACTGCCACGTTTTTCAGGACTGAGGAACAAGCCGGGCAGATGGCTGAGGAGACCAGCAAGCCACGAGAAGAATGATTAGTATGAATATCTTTTTCTTGTTATTGTCATTGGTTGCTCTTTATTATTTCGTGCATTATTTATGGAGGTTATACGATTATGG